CAGGACATCAAGTAATGATGCGAGATGGTAAAGAGCATGTGTTCTCTAATTTTGGCAGTGGTTCCCTGCTTGGTGCCCCGACTTATTGGATGGAACAGTGTACAGTTGATCCCGTAGGTATTAAAAATGAATTTGAGGTTTTACAAAGTAAAAGGATAACACCTACTCTTTATATACATAAAGAGTGTCCCGTTACAACTCCATGGGATAAATTGAGGAACCAAGATTTTGAAAAAATAAAAGCTCAGGGGAGTTGTGGTGTAGGATTCGGTAATACCATTCAAAGAGAAGAAGATTTTTATTCTTTAAAAGTTGTTGACTTATTGTATCCTAAAATTTTTGATGAGAAAGTAAGACTATTGGAAAAATATTATCATTATCATTTTAGTGCTATAGTCTATGATTTAAAAGATTTAAGTATTTTTCAAGGTGGATGTAATTTTATAAAAGATAATGACAATATTAAATTTGTAGATGATAATCTATTAAATAATTTTCCTAATAGCACTGTAATTTATGAAGGATCTCAGGGATTATTACTTGATCAACATTTTGGATTTTTCCCTCATGTTACTCGTTCAAATACAGGGACAAGAAATATTATTGGAGATTCCCCATATGTATATCTTGTTACCCGGGCGTATCAGACGCGGCATGGTAATGGTTTTATGACAAATGAAAATATTCCGTTCGTTATAAAAGAGGATCCAAATGAAAAAAATGTGGACCACCCATATCAAGGAAAATTTCGTAAAACAATGTTGGATTTAGATTTATTAAGATATGGAATAGAAAGAGATGGATATATTAATAAGAACAATACAACATTAGTTATTACATGTCTTGACCATTTGAATGAGTACAGTTTTACATTTGAAGGATATCCGATTACTTGCCCTGAAGAAAAAAGTTTTATTAAACAAATAAAAAATATTCTTGGCTTTGAAAATGTTTTAGTAAGCCATAACCCATATTCAGAACTGGAGGTATTTGAAAAATGAGTCTAAAAATAACAGCAGAATTTGATTTACAGGATGTAGTAGTTTTGTCTAAATTTTTGAACACTATGATAATCGGAGATTTCGAAGATTGCTTATTTGAGGACGAAGTAAAAAATATTTTAATATTAAGAGAAAAATTAGCAGAATTTTTAAACGAATAAAAAAGGAGGAGAAAAAAGCATGAAAAGAAGTATAAATAAAGATTTGAATAAGCTTGCTTTAGCATTTTTTAATAATCTCCAATACGATAGATATGGGGAATTTGGAGGTATTGGTCTTGACGATAAAAGACCTTTTGGAAATTCGTATGTTGAAGGTGATATTTTGGATATCATTGACTGGAGAAATGAAGATAGTGATACCGATGAGCAAAAAGAGTATGCAAGAGAACTTTATTATGAGAGACTTATTCCTTATTTAAAAAGGAATTGTATGAAATTATTTAGAAAATAAAGGAGGAAGACTATGAAAAGATTTATGAGTTTAATTTTAGTTATGATGTTAAGTTTTATATTGTTTAATTGTGGAAGTGATAAAACAATTAATGGGAAAAGCTACACGACTTATGGTTTAATCAATCAAGACGATATAAAAGATCAGGGCATAAAATATAAAATTATTCCCGGGAATTTAATATGGGGAATAATTTTGGTTGAAACTATTATTGCTCCGGTATATTTTTTTGGTTATTCTTTATGGGAACCAGTTTCAGCAAAAGATGTAAATTCAAAATAAAACAGTAAAGGATAAATAATGTCAGAATTAAATATTGAAAGAATTTTAAAGATTGAACCGGACAGTTTGGATATTGCTTGGCTTGAGCAAGCCTCAAATTATCACAAAATAGCCGAACTCGCTGCTGCGGCTTCGGAAAAAGTACGTTTTTTAAAAGAAAGGCTTGACATAACTGATTCAAAGCTAGATAAAGAGTACAGAAAAAAGTTTGAAGTCGAAAAAATCAAGGCAACCGAAGCAATTATAAAATCGTATATAATTGATGATGAGAGGCATTCCGAAGCGTTTAATGCTTTAAATGAAGCAATGTACAGAGAAAATGTATTAAAAGATGCTTTAAAGGCCATGGATCATAAAAAGTCAGCGTTAGAGAATGAAGTCCGGTTATGGGCTGGTTCTTATTTCGCCGGACCTAAAGAACCCAGGGATATTCAAAAGGAATGGAGTATAAAAGAGGAAGAAAGCGATAATATCCGGAAGAAAATGATACAAAAATCAAGAGAAAAGAGAGAGGAGTAAAATGTTTACATTGTTATTTACAATTGCTATTTGTTATTATATAAATAAACAAAAAGATAAATTTGATGATATGATATTTACATTTTACATATTGACAATGTTTTTTGATGCTATGTTGGCTATGATAATATTTATAAAATAAGACCAAAATAAAGGAGGTTTAAAATAATGTCGCTATCACGCGAAGAGCAAAAAAAGATTGCAAGAGAAAGGTTGGAGAAAAACTATAATGAACGGAATTCGTCAGGAGGTTTTTCAGGAACCAGAGCAATCGATCTATCAAAAATAGGAGGTTTCAGGAAAAATCTTTTTTACCGTCCTAAAGACGGAACAAATCATATCGATATTCTTCCCTATCTGATCAAAACAGATAACCATCCTCAGAAGATGAAGAAAGGAGAACCTGATTACATCCTGGACATTTGGGTCCACAGAAGAGTGGGTTCAAGTGAAGGCACATATCTATGCTTGCAAAAGATGTTTGGAAAGCCCTGCCCGATATGTGAAGAACGAATGGAGCTTAAAAAAGATCCAACAGCGGACGAAGATTATCTAAAATCTCTTGACCCTAAACGTAGAGTATTCTACAATGTCGTAAATCTTGATTTATCGGAACGGGAACAGGAAGTACAGATATTCGAGGAATCGCATTTCCTTTTTGAAAAGGAGTTGTTGGAAGAGTCCGGTTCAAGCGGAGAGCTGCAACTATTCTGGGATCTTGAAGAGGGATCAACTATTTCTTTTAGGGCTACGGAAGAAAAATCCAGTAAGGGTAAATTTTTTCGATACAAGAGTTTCAGGTTTGAGAAAAGACCACCTTATAAGGACAATGTTTACAATAACACAATAGCCCTGGATGATCTTCTTATTATCCCTACATACGAGGAGGTAAGGAATGCACACCTTTCCGTTGATACAGATGAGGGAGATGCCGCAGACAGCAAAGAGACGAAGAAAGAAGAGGATGTCCCAGTGAGTAAAAGTGTTTCCGGATTAAGAGGAATGAGGTCTGAAGAAGCTAAAGATGATGCTCCTAAAAGAACTTCGTTAAGAGATGAAGAAGCAAAGCCGGAACCGCGAGAAGAAAAAAATGATGGTAAATGTCCTTCTGGACATAAGTTTGGAGTTGATGTGGAAGAGTTTAAGGAATGTCACAGATGCAATGAGGATATTTGGACTGCCTGTTCAAAAGAAAAGAGGAGATTGAGTAAAGAGTAAATTATGGATGATTTTAACAAAGTAGAAGAAGCTTTGTACGAGCTAGAAGATTATATTTCAGCTCCGGAAGCTGTTAAATTGACAGGCATTTCCAAGCCAACTCTGATAAAATGGGCGGGTCCGCCTCCACGGGGATACAGTTTAGGAAGAAAAGTAGGGGGGCGCTGGTTTCTCCATCAGGAGAAACTGGCGATGATGCTTCGCGGAATTGCGCGAAGGGATGGTAGAGAATAATTTTAACCCGGGGTGTATGTTATCCCCGGGGACTTTTTAAAGGTATTATAAAAGATGAAGACAAGTATTCGTTTTGCAATAAAAAATATATCGTTTTGTTTGGGATGGTATTCCGGGGAAGAATTTAAATTGTTTAATTTAACATTTTGTCATCATTCACCTAAGTTAATGTTTATATTTTTAGATGTTCAAATATTTAAATTTTGTTTCCAAATTATTGTTGATTTAATATAGAGGAGAATGATATGAAGAAAAAAACTTTGAAACAAGAAGCTCATGAACATTATCAAAGAATGATAATGTGGGCTAAAGAGCAACCACAAAAAGGAGTACCGGATAAACTTCTTATGCATGTAGATATATGTGAAGATTGGTATGCAGATGATTGCCCTTATTGTAGTAAATATTTAAGCACTGCAATTGATGATTGTGGAAAATGTCCTTTGAATTTAGAAATAGAAGAGAGAGGATGTGAAAGTTGTTGTGGAAATATATGGAAAGAAAGTTGGAATATAGAGTCATGGGAAAAATGGATAAAGTGGGCTAAAAAAATAGATAAATTTATACAGAAAAATGGATAAAATAATATGACAAAAAGAGGACGACCAGCAAAAGAGCAGGAAGAGCAGCAAACTGATGATGTAATAAATCAAATTGAAGAGCATGTGGAACAACCGGTTATCGAAGAGATTGAAGAGGAAGATATTCCCGGAGTGGAATATGTTTCTACAGGCGCAGATATATTTGATCTTATAGGCGGAAAGGGAATGGCTTGGGGTAAGATGGTCAATATCATCGGCGATCAGGCAAGCTCGAAAACATTATTGGCTTCGGAAATTGTTGCTGCTGCCCATAAACAATTTGGAAATGAATTAGTTTGGACTTATGATGATGCTGAAGCTGGATATAGTTTTAATTCAAAAAAAATATGGGGAATAGATATTGTAAAAGATGATGATAAACCTAGTGAGACTTTGGAAGGGTTTGAAAACAATCTTAATAAAAAGCTTGATAAATTAAAGGATAACCAAAGGCTTATTTATGTTCTGGACAGCTTTGATTCCTTAACTACAGAAGAAGAGATAGAACATCATAATAAAAAAATGAAAGCTATTGAAAACGAAACTAAGATTCCAGGTTCTTTTGGTCAAAGCAAATCTAAAGGATCCAGTGAATTTTTTAGAATCATGCGAAACAAAATAAAGACTAAAAAATGCCTTTTACTTATAATCAGTCAGGTCCGCGAAAATATAGGCGTGATGTTTGGTAGTAAATTCGTTCGGATGGGCGGGAAAGCACTTGATTTTTATGCATCTCAAATATTTTGGCTTGCCGTTGCGGAAAAGCATGAGATCGGAGGAAGAATAGCCGGTATTACAGTTAAAATCCGAAATTCTAAAAATAAGGTCGGGAAGCCTTTCCGTGAGGGATTTATTACTATATTGTTTGATTATGGAGTAGACAATATCACAAGTAATCTCATGTTCTTATATGATTTAAAAACAGATATGGGTAAAAATAAGACTGGGGTTGAAAAGATTTTATTAAAATGGGACGATATTGAATTGTCTTTAAAAAGACTGATTAAATATATCGAAGAAAACAATCTCGAACAGGAACTCACAAAAAGAGTTAAAGACAAATGGCAGCAGATAGAAATAAAATCAAATACTGCGATAGGTAGAAAATCTAAATTTTAAGGAGGAAATATGAAAGGATATTAATAAATAAAATTCAATGCAACTTTTGTAAAGATGTAATTGAAAGTATGCATAGACATGATTTTGTGACTTGTAAATGTGGAAGAGTTTCTGTAGATGGTGGTAAGGATTATTTAAAGAGAAGTTTTACTGACCCTATCGATTATACCGAATTAAGCGAGGTTAAAAAATGAAAATTGTAGTTATCTGGGCATTGTTTATTGGAATACTATTAAACACGTATTATTGCTTGTTTGTATCTAAGGAAACTATTATATACAAAATAATAATTTGGTGGATTGCTTATCTATTTTTTTCTTTGTTTATGCTTGGTTCTTATATATATTCAGAGGAGAATAATAAGTTGAATGAGGATATAAAGAAAAAGGATAAAAGTGGGAAATAAATATAACCAATATATCGGTCTGGATCCAGGAAAGAAATGTTTATGTGGTTGTGGTGCTATTGTGAGACATAAATTTCTACCTGGACATAATTTAAGAATAAAAAATCCAGTAGACTCTTTAGAAGTAAGAAAAAAAATTAGTGATTCTCTTTTAGGAAAATTATGTGGAGAAAAAAATCCATTTTATGGAAAGCACCATACAATAAAAAATAAAAAACATTGGTCTAAAATAAAATTAGGAAAAGATGGTCCATTTTATGGCAAAACACATACTTTAGAAAACCGATTAAAATTTTCTCAACAGAAAAAGGATGAAAAAAATCCAAGATTTTATAAAATAGGTAGTTTAAGTCCTTCGTGGAAAGGAGGAGAAAGAATATATGGTCCTAGATGGGGCAAAAGATTAAAAAAAATAATAAAAGAAAGAGATAATTATATTTGTCAATCTAAAAAATGTGATAAAATCCCTAAACGTTTAGATGTTCATCATAAAGATTTTAATAAACAGAATAACAATGAAGACAATTTAATTACTCTCTGCCGTTCATGTCATTTAAAAATACATAAAGGGTACAACAAAGAAAATGGGTAAAAAATTAAATTATACTCCGAATAATAAAATTAAAGCTGCTCTTCGTCAATTATGGCTACGAAGTAGAGAACGAGCAGAAACAATAAAACGTGATAAATACACATGTGTTAATTGTGGAAGAAAACAGAGTAAAGCTAAAGGTAAGGAATTTAAAGTTGAAGTACATCATAAAAAAGGAATATTAAATTGGGAAGAAATATATCTTGTAATAAGAAAAAATTTATTATGCAATCCGGAAGATCAAGAAACTCTTTGTAAAGAATGTCATAAATCAAAAGAAATAAAATCTAAATAAAAAAGGAGGTCTCCATGGACTATCCTCTTTTGAAAAGAATATTTGTCTTTGTATTAATTAGTATAACATTATGTTTTTTAGAAACAAAAACATACTCTTATTTCTATGTGAAGGATGATTATATTATTGCTTATTCAAAATACAAATGGATAAATATTAATATATTCAGTGAAATAAAATATTATGCCACTAAATATGATTTACATCCACTGCTCATCTGCGCTTTTGTTCAGAGAGAAACCCGGGGAGATTGGAAGGCATTAGGGAAAGATGGGGAAATAGGGGGTATGCAACCATTACCATGTCATTACAATGGGAATCCTAACGATTTATATGAGATATCAACAAATTTAGATGTAAGTTGTTCCCGGCTGAAATTAGCGTATATTAAAGCGAAAGGGAATATAAAATTTACAGCTATGTATTATAATGGTGGTTTGAATAGAAAGATTAAAAATTATAGAAGATGGAAATATACGAGTGATATTGTACAGGATTTTAATCACAGCTTAGAGATGAAGGAGATTAAATTCGCTTCAGCGTTATAAAATGGAAAAGACAAAACACGAAATCAAAAGAACGATAAATAGACTTGTTCGACATAAAGGACATTTCCCTACTCTTCAGGAAATTTGTAATGCTTTAAATTTTTCTTCTGACCAAGCTAAAAAATATCTCGCCGCTTTAGCAGAGGACAATTATGTAGAAGCTATTGGGGATTGGTATCGTTTTCCGGAGGATAAAAATATAGATCCGAAAGAATTTATTATAGAAGAAGTTCATAATGTTCCAGTAGAAACAGTTAATCTTATACTTAAAGATGTTGTTGAAGAAACACAAACATTACCTAAAAAAAGTATTGGTTTAAAATCTTTCCGGGAAAAACTGGAAGAAGAAGATAAAGAAGAGGCAATTATAGGACCAAACGAACATCAACACGATCCTTTAACTTTAGAACAAGAAAAATTTAAAGAAGAACATATTGAAATTGAGCCTTCAAAATCCTCGGAACCATCTATAACTCTTGATAAATATAAAGATGAACCTATAAAAGTTCCGGTGGTGGCAAAAAAGAAATTCAAATTTAACACTACAAAAATAGTTAAAACATTTGATGGAGTGAAAGAAAAGATAATCAGGCAGGAGAAGAGACCGAAAACAGATAAAAATGATATGTCTCTTGCAGTTTATGTTATTAAATGGAGTATGCTTATAGTTGGTATTGGATCTATTATAGTCTCTATATTTTATAATATAAAATTATCTATGGAATTTCTTCCTGGGATTCTTGCTATTATTGCTGGTTGTATTTTTGTATTATTTTCGGTGATATCTTTTGAGGTTATTCTTTTATTTATTTCTTTTCGTAAAATAGCATATTGGAAGAAAACAATTTCTATAATCGGGTTTATAATTTTATGGTTAATCGTTGCTACATTTTCTATCTCAGCTACTGTTTCCGGGCGTTATGAAAGATATATGTTAAATCAACAAGATATATCCGGAGAATATCGGACTATTAGCGCAGGGAAATTAAAATGGAAAAACATACAGGAAAGGAAGCAAGATTTAATTCATAGGATAAACGAAAAAAGAAATCAGATATCTCAATTTAATAAAATATCTTCAAAAATAGAGGATATAAGCACACGAGAAGGACATGGAACGACTTTTACTGATACACAATGGAGAATTAGTCAGGCTGAAAAAGATCTTGATCGTTATAGTCAATCTCTTGAAAGATTGAGAGAAGAAGAGACAAAACAACTTGAAACCAGTCCAGAAACAACTGCTGCGGATGAAAAATCTGGAAGTTACATTTCATTTTATGAGTGGCTTTCTACAATATTTGGAGTTCCGAAAGAGAAGATACATTTTTTTCTTTCATTGATGCCAGCTTTTTTCTTTGATGTCGTTTCCCCTATTGCGATTGCTATATTTCTATTTTTAAAGAAAGAGTAAACTAATAACTTTTTTAAGAAAAAGAAAATAATTATTGATTTTTTTGTCTCAAAATCCTGTTATATGATATATGAATAAAAAATATATTTGTGATCATGCCAATACTGAGCATTGTAAAGAAGTTTTAAAGACTTGGAATTGCCCTCATTCAATTGTTCATAATTTAAAACAAAGTGAACAAAATTGGAAAAATAAATGTAACACTATATGTGAATGTAACGGACCAACTTATCAAAAGTGCATCAAAGTAAAATGTATTGAAGCAAAGGAAGAATAGATATGAGAATATATGTGTTTATTTATTTAATTTTTATACTTTTTGTTTTCATAGGTGGACGAGTATATCATCTTATAACAGATGATAATTATTATGGTTGGCCCGCTATAACTCAATGTAGAATATGTGATAAAACAGTGTGGGCATGGCAGAAATATGAAAGACGATCTTTTACAATAAAAAGTAATTCTTCAATGATAACTTCAGCAAGTGGGATAACACATTTTAATTGTCAAGGGCATCCTGAATTTGAAATAAATATAGAGGTTAAATAAAAATGGGAATATGTTGGTATTGTTATTGGGGATGGTCTGAGCCAGTCGCAGAAATTTATATAAAAGCTTTAAGTAAATTGAATAAAGATAATTCTCCATTATGTTTTGGCCCATCTCATATAGTATGGGAAGATGAAAATTTTGGTAATGATAGTATAGAATGGTGTTTACAAGAATTAAATTCTTTTGAGAATAAATATTATGAAAGATTCACACCAGAAGATTTAAAAGTAGTAAAATGGTCACTAGAAGAATTGATGAAAGTTCCATTAGAAATTAGATGCCCAGAGCCAGAAGATTACGATGATACGAATCCGGAATTATTCCCTCCCAAAATAAAAATGGTAAAAATATGATAAAGTCATTACAACTTATTAATTACCAGAGCTATAAAAATTCTTTATTAGAATTTGATAAAGGGATTAATGTAATTATCGGAAGTTCAAAAAGTGGGAAGACTGCTATACTTCGAGATTTTCGAACAATTAGTAATAATAGGCCCTCGGGGCTTTCCATGAATTCCTATTGGAATCGTGATAAAAAACATCAACCAATAGAAGAACATTCATCTATAGTTACTCTTGAAGAAGGTCCAAAAATTGCACGGACACGGACAAAAGATTTTAATGGTTATATAATAAATGATGTAGATAAATTGGAAGCAGTTGGTACAGACGTTCCAGCGAAGGTTTCTGAATTATTAAATTTTTCAGAAGTAAATATGCAGCGACAGTTCGATCAGCCTTTCCTTTTATCAGAATCACCTGCGGAGATTGCCAGATTTTTCAATAAAATAATTCATCTCGACCTTATTGATAAAGTACTGTCAAAAGCGGAATTAACTCGTAAAAGAACAGGGCAGGATATAGAAAGAGACATCCAGGATATAGAAAAAACCCAAAAAGAAATTGAAAAATTTAATTGGTTAGAGAAAGCAGAAGAGATAATTATCCGGGCAGAGCGCTGGGAAAATAGAATCAAGAAAGAAGAAGACAAATTAAATTCTATAAAGGTTATCTTAGATAAAATAAAATCATATCAAAAAATTGTTGACTCTATCAATTATGACTTTGATAAGATCACCCGTTTAATGAATGATATTGTTATCTTTGATGATGAATTATACGAGAAAGAAAGCAAGCTTGCGAAGCTGACAAATATAGTAAAATCTCTTAAACAATATAAAGAGGATGTTTATGAAATCGATAAAATTGACTTTAAAAGAATTAACCAACTTTCTGAAGAAATCACTACTTTGTATGATAAAATATCCAAAAAGGAAAATAGACTCGATGATCTTAGATTTACAGTGGATGATATTAAAAAAAATACTCTGGGATTCGAAAGGGCAGCTAAAGAAATAGTGGAGTTAGAGAAAGAGATGCCGGAATCGTGCCCTCTTTGTAATCAACCATTAAAAGGAGTCATAATATGAAAAGATTTAAAGTAAAAAGAAATGTTACTGCATTAGAATGTGGATGGTTAGAAAGAACGGTTAAGAAAGATGAAATAGTTTACGGTTATGAAGGCTGTACTTATGGATGTATATCTGATGGGGTTCCTGTTACTGTTTTACCAAACAAGACTCCATTTTTTGAATTACCAGAAAATTCGTTAGAACCAATATTGTAATTATTACAAATATGAAAGGATAACAAATGAAATTTATATTTACAGCAGACATACACATTCGTCCAGATAGACCAAAAGCCAGATTAGATGAAAATTGGTTTCAAACACAAAAACTTCAATTAGAATTTATATCTGGAATAGTGTCTGGCAGAAGGTGCCCTCTTGTGATATGCGGAGATATTTTTCATAAACCAGTTGTTCCTGAAATATATAAAAATTTATTTGTAGATATTTTTCGTGATCAAACACTTTATGTAATTCCAGGGCAACATGAAATTCCAGAACATTTATGGAAAAATATTGACGAATCTTCATTTGGTGTTATGATGCGACATTCTAATTTTAAATTAGTTGATTCGTTAGGTAGATATGAAATTTATGGGGACAAGAATTTACAAGGAGCAGACACCGGTTTATATTTTTTTCATAAGTTAATATTCCCGGATGAAAAATCTTTGCCTCCAACTGATAAAGCTATGACAGCTTCTCAACTTTTAAAAGAATATCCTAACGCTAAATGGATTTTTTGTGGGGATCAACATCATGGATTCCATTATGAAGAAAGAGGCCGCCATGTTGTTATGGCTGGATGTATGAATCGCCAAAAAAGCGATATGATTGATTATGACCCTAAAATATGGTTTATTGATACAGAAAAAGAAATTGTTGAATCTATCCTTATTCCTGATGATAGGAATATGGTCACAGATTCTCATATCAAAGAGAAGAAAGAACGCGAAGGAAGATTATCAGCTTTTATAGAAACAGTTAAAGGGTCTTCCCGGGGAATGAGCTTAGATTTCAGAGATAATGTAGAGAAAGCAATTGAGCTTAATACTTTAGAATTGACTGATGAACAAATTAAAATTATAGAAGAATTGATGAAGGAGGAGGTATGAATATTGAAAAAATAGTAAGAAAACATTTCCAACATGTAAATAAAGAAGGGGTAGGTTTTTTGGAAACTAATATTGTAGCTTGTATTAAAGAATTAGAAGAAAGAGAACAAATTTTTAAAGACAGAACAAAAGAAGCATTAGGATATCTTGCTAAAAAGGCAATTTAATATGAATAGATGCGAGATAGTAATGACTGATAAAGTAAAGATAGATTTGTTAGTAGAAGCGCTTATTGGATCAAAAAGAGAACATCGTTATTGCGAAGATGATTGGTATTCTTGTCCTAAGCATCCAGATGGGTGCTTAAACCCTAGTGAAGGTACTGAATGTAATTGTGGTGCCGAGAAATGGAATAACCATATTGATGAAGTTTTAAAAGAAGTTGGTTATATTACTTCACCGTCTTGGAGTAGAAGTACAGATATTAAGGGAAAAATATGAATAAAAAAGAATATACTGAATTAAGAGAAGAACTTGATAGTATAGATGAAAGAATAGCTAAATTAGAGAGACCGCAACGGTTTAAAATAGGGGATAAAATAAAATATCATAATATATGTGATGGGCAGGGAACAGAGGGGGAAGGGGTTATAATTGAAAAAGATTGGTACACGGACGTGCAATATTGGAACTATAAAGTTTTTGATTGTAAAAAAAATAAAACAACACAAATAGAAGATAATGGTTATAGTAAGATAGATCTATTAAGTTATAACAACATATCGGAGCAAAAATTTTATAAATTATGTGATAAATACAATATCCCTCATACAATTGATGGCGATGATTTAAGATTTTTATTATATAAACTTTATTCGAAAGATAAATTAATACAATTATTAAATGAAATTTTGGAGAAATAATATGAACAACATACAACCAATAAATCAATCAGCTAATAATTTACTCAAAAGAGTCATCTGGAACTCCTTATCAAAAGAAAGTCAAATCGCTTATCAAACAGATTATAAATTATTTTTTAAATATATAAATAAAGACCCCAAAGACATCGGACCCCAGGATATTATGAGTTACATAGACTATTTAAAGAAAGAAGGCTACCGTGCCAATTCAATCAACCGCAAAGTAGCAGCACTTTCGAAGATGTTTAATGTATTCGTAATGGTCAAAGAGATGGATAATAACCCTATAGCCCTGTTAAAGAAGATTAAGAAGGTCACTATGAGTGTCCCCAAGGGTAATAGAAGCGCTTTAACCATATCAGACATACAGGCGATTGCCGGGAATACTGCTCAGGAGAAGAAAATAGCGCTTATTATACGCGTATTAGGGTCTACCGGCCTCAGAATATCGGAATTTATCAATATAAAGCATTCTGATATTGATAGCCCCTCCTCGGAATATAAGAGAGTGAGGGTAATGGGCAAGCGTCAGAAAGAGCGTTTCATATTCTTATCTAAAGGATTATACGAGGAAATAATAGAATCATATCCGGAGCAAAATGATTATTTGTTTTATAATCAGAGAAACAATAAATATAATCGGATGGTGTTATGGAAGCAGATAAATGAGATATTTTTAAAGAAGACAGGGAAGGATATCCATCCCCATTCTTTGAGACACCTGTATGCCACATACAAGATTCATGTCGAGAAAGCAGATATAGGGGCAGTTTCTCGTTATATGGGTCATGCGGATGTAAAAACTTGTCTTAATTCATATTTTGATACGGTATTAGAGCCGATAAATGCAGGGATAAATTTTTGAGGAGAAAAAGATGTTTACTGTTGAACAAAGAGTAAGAGACGAAGGAATTCAACAAATATGGTTATTTTCTACTTATGAAAAAGCTATAAATTTTGCTAAGACTTTACCGGCAAATAGCAGGTGGGAAGGAGTATATATTATTGAATATTTGGTTGATGATTTTAATTGTAATATCGATGGCAAAGATACTGGGTATAAACATTTTTAAGGGGGAAGAGAGAATGGAATTGGATAAGTTTTGAATTTTCAAAAAAAGGAAGATTTATTACTATGGGGATTTGGAATAGATGACAACAGTTAAAAAATATTATGAAAATGAGGATGATTTACCAGGATTTATAGAAGTTATATATAAAGGTGAAAAATATATAACCGGTAATAGATATCACGATCTTGTAGAATTATATTGCGATAATAAATTAAAGCATGTTGTAAAAATTAAATCAGTGCATTCGGAAGATTAAATGACAACAGTTAAAGATATATACGATTTTAATAATCCTAAAGTCACTCATATTGAAGATGAACTTAATGCGCGGCTTAATATTGTTATTGATTTCCCGAATCACAATAATGCGAAACGAGTTTTAAGAATCACAAAAGAGATACCATTATATTATAAAGCAAAAGGAGTATAGAGAATGATAAAAATGGAGAAACTATATTTAAAACAAGTATTATTCCAGCAAATGAAGAAGAAACACAAATTAATTGTAAAGAAATGAGGGATAAAAAATGAATGCAACAGATTTTAAAAAGTTACAGCAAAAGATAGAGGATAAGAAAGCCGAGAAGAACAAGGCGTTAGGTATGAAAGAACAGTTGGAAAGTCAGTTAAAAAAAGATTTTGAAATAAACGATATTAAAGATGCTGAAAAAACTATTGTCATTCTGACTGATGAAATAAAAGATGGCAAAAAGAAATATGATTCTCTTATGGAAGAGTTGGATAGTATTACAGAGTGGACGAGGTTAGGATGAATAAATTTAAAATCGGTGATAAAGTAGGGATTGATTCTCCAAGTATTATTAAAGAAATTTATAATGAATATAAAGAACCTATATATGCATTAGAATCGTGTTTAGATAATTCTTCCAGGTGTCATTACGAATCTGAATTATATTTAATTGAAGGAGATAAACAAGACAGGGATATAAAATCTAAAAGTCACCCAGCCTTCCCTTGTAAGAAAGTTGAATTGTTAATGTTAGGTGATAGCACTGGTCATTCACAAGAGGTTACTTATCCCGGGATGTCACTTCGTGATTATTTGGCCGCCAAAGCAATGCAAGGATTAATAGCAAATCCCAATCCTTGGATAAACTGTTATTCACCAGAAGAAGTTTCTAAAAAATGTGCTAAACTGTCTTATGAATATGCAGACGCAATGTTAATTGAGAGATAAAAATGATACTCCAAGATTATAAAGAACAACTGTTTCAAATGAAGGGTCAATCTAAGCTATTGACCGTAAAAAAAGAACAGCTAGAATTAGAAAATTCTATCAAAACACAGTACTTAGAAAATTTAGAAAAAGTTCAGATATTTCTTCAAAAAGTGGCTCAGGATACTCAGGAACAATTACGTTATCGCATTACCGATATCGTAAATATTGCATTAGAAACTGTATTTCCCGGAGAAAGCCTTTTTGACATTGAGTTTAAAATTTTACGAGGGAAAACAGAAGCAAAGTTATTATTCACTGAAGAAGGGGAGGAGATATCTCCTTTAGATTCTTCAGCGGGCGGCTATGTAGACATAGTTTCTTTCGCTTTAAGGATCGTGGCATGGCTTCTTGGAAATACTCGAAACACAATAATATTAGATGAACCCATGAAGAATTTAAGTGCAGATCTTGTTCCTTTAGGGGCAGAGGTTCTAAAGGAGATTTCAAAAGAATTGAATTTACAAATGATAATTGTAACACATGATAAAGAAATTATTGGTGTTGCAGATAAAATATTTGAAGTATCCCGGGTAAGAGAAGGGAGATATTTGGTAAGTAGAATCAAGGAGATAGCAAAATGACAACTTATACATATGATGAACTATCGGGAATGTCTCTCGGGGAATTAGAAAATCATAAATATGATATTATGAATGACTTTCAGGATTATTGTGATGATGTTGATTTTTTTATCGAAGAACAAAGAAAATTTGAAAAGAGGGAACAAAGATGAGAATATTTAAGAGATGGTTGTTTTATCATATTTTTAAAGATCAGATTATTGAGTTAGGGGTAGAGAGTAGAATATCAGATTTAGATTTATTAAATATAAGAAGAAAAGATACTTCAACAAATTTAAGTCCTCCTTTATGTAAATTAACTGAAGGACATTTATTATTAGATTTGGATCAGATACTTATAGAAAAACTTAAAAAGCATATTGTTCATCAAACAATAGAACAATCAAACCCTGAACACAAAATCTATAAATCAAAAATATATTTATGGAGCAATAAAAATGAGAAGAAATAAACCCAAACAAAAGATTGCTGCACACATCAAACAAGATGTCGCGCTTTCAAAAGCTGTCTCTATTGCAGTAATCACAGTTTCAAGTATGGTGTTTACCGGTAAGTTTAAAAGAGAAGATGCTAAGGATAATCTTCAAAGCAGAATTAAATCTATACAGAGAAGATACGGATATTGGAAGTGTATGGAGAATCTCCCCGGAATTATTAAAGCGATGGAAGAAAATCCTAAAGTTCATTTAAAACTAAAAGAAAAAGGCAACCCGGTAAAGGTCCCTTTGATCTGGCAGCCTTTGAAAGAATTTTATGACAAATTGAAAGGAGAAGTAATATGAAAGGGTTCAAAATAATACTTAGAGATGAAAAATTTAGTGTAAAATTTTATCATGATGAAAAGAAAAACACAATAGTTTGCGTTTTAGAAGATCAATGGGGTTCTTATACGGGTAAAGCAAAATGTAATATAGAAGCTGGTGATGTGTATAGCAAAACAAATGGAGAAAATATTGCATTAGATAGAGTGTTAGAAAAAAGGCATGTCCATGAAAGTAAGATTGCATATAAAGAATATCGTAAAAGGATTGAAGTAATAAAACAACAGACTGAAGGTTTATTTAAAAAATGGATAAGATTATCTTTAAAAGATTAAAAATATTATCTCATAAAATGAGATACCCATGGGTCCATATCTGTTGAAACAAAAAAATATGTATCTGTTCCATTCGAAAGGGTTAAGTCTGAACTAAAAGAATTATGCCCTGTTTGTCTCTGTATAACAAAAGCCTTACCATGATATTTAGTGGCAAGGCTTATTATATTTTCATATGTTTGCGCGTATATTTCTGCTGAATATTTTGTCATTGATTTCTGTACCACTCATATACTTTTTTAATACCATCTTCAAGCTCCGTTCTATAATACCATCCTAAACTATTCATACGACTTACGTCAAGCAATTTTTTATACATTCCATCCGGTTTAGTTGTGTCCCACAATATCTCTCCATTGAACTCGACTATTTGTTTTACTAATTCAGCGAGATCTTTTATCTTAATATCTTTACCGGTACCAATATTAACAAACTCTCCAATATCTTTATAATCATAATTATTCATAAAATATACACAGACTTCCGCTAAATCATCAACATATAAGAATTCACGGAAAGGTTCTCCAGTACCCCATAATGTTACTGCTGATGTATTATTTATTTTTGCTTCATGAAACCGGCGTATAAGCGCTGGTAATAAATGAGAAGTCTGCAAATCAAAATTCTCTGCAATACTCCCGTAGAGATTAGTTGGCATAACTGACAGAAAATTTGTCCCGTATTGTTCATTATTGTACCGGCAGAGTTTAATCGCAGCTATTTTAGCGATAGCGTAGGCTTCGTTAGTCGGTTCTAATGGTCCGATCATAAAATATTCCTCTTTAATAGGCTGTGGAGCTTTAGCCGAGAATATGCATGATGATCCCATATTTAAAAGCTTCTTTACTCCATTTTTTCTTGCGGCTTCAATTATATTGGTTGAAATCATTAAATTTTCATAGATAAAATCTGCTTGATGAGTACTATTCGCCATGATGCCGCCGACTCTGGCAGCGCATAAAAATACATATTCAGGCTTCTCCCAGGCAAAGAATTCGTTTACTTTATTTTGATCTGTACAATCTAATCTTATAAAACCAACGCAATAATAAGGAGTAATTGGTCTATTGTGATAACTTACAATAATATTAGTAAAGCCTTCTTTTAATAATTCGCGGGTAATAGCAGAGCCCACAAGACCGCTTCCTCCAGCAACAAATATTTTAGAATCTTTGTCCATATTATAAACCTTTTAAAAAGACAATGCTTTTTGTCCCATAATTTCAAATCCGAAATGTTTTTTATCTTTAGGTAAAATAAAACTCCCTCCGAAAGCAATTAAATCAGTTTGATATAAATATCCAGGTCTAACATAATAACCAATATCGTATGCCCATCCTATTCCACCTTGAATAATATGCCGCGCGGTTAAAGAAGCTTTAAATTCATAATAAAAATCCATACTTTTGCAATCATCATATACTTTACCAATTAATTTATTTCCTTCAGTTCTAACTTCTTGTTTTAAATCAGAATTGGCACAATTTTTTGCAACCCTGCAATCCTCTGGGTTATTGATATCAATATTATTAGTTGGAATTTGATGCTGAGTCTCTTCAGTATAGGAATCTATTATTTCTAATTTTATATTCGGAAAATATAATTTAGTAATGATAACAGCAATAATAATTGAGACAATCCATGATATAACAATTATTTTATTTTTCATAGTATTAACTCGGAATCCGATCTATAGGAGCTATTTTTACTCTAAAAGATGTGCGGTCCCATAATAATTTATCCGGCCAGATACCTAATAGCCATAATGTCCATCTACCGACTTGATCTATTTCTTCTTCCTCAATATTATAAAAAAAAGATAACCCTGATTTATAAGCTGCCCAATAACCTTCATCTCCATCAGGTTTAGTATATAATATATATATATCTGCATTTGTAATATCAAGAGTTTGATTAAAAAGAATAGTTCCATATTCACCTAAATACATAGATTGCATTGTTTTCTCCTTTACACAAAATCAATTGTGAATGTCATTATAGCTATTCCCGGGCTTGGGCTTGAGCTAGGGCTCGCTGATGTACTTGGACTCGAACTCGGGCTCGAACTAGGTGAAGTACTCGGGCTTTCTGATGAACTTGGACTAGAACTAGGCGAAGTGCTAGGGCTTTCTGATGAACTAGGGCTTGAACTAGGGCTAGTGCTTGGACTCGAACTTGCTGAAGAACTTGGGCTTGAACTGGGACTTGAACTTGCTGAAGAACTTGGGCTTTCTGACGAACTAGGACTCGAACTTGGGCTTGTGCTTGGGCTTTCTGAAGTACTAGGGCTTGAACTCGAGCTTGAACTCGGTGAAGTACTAGGGCTTTCTGATGAACTAGGGCTTGAGCTTATAGAAGTACTTGGGCTTGCTGATGGGCTTGAACTTATAGAAGTAGTAGGACTTGAACTCGGTGAAGTGCTTGGGCTTGAACTTACAGAAGTGCTTGGGCTTGAACTTACAGATGAACTTGGGCTATGACTTATTGAAGTACTTGGACTAGTACTTGGTGAAGAACTAGGACTTGAACTAATAGATGTACTTGGCGAAAAGCTAGGAGTATGACTTCCAGAAGTGCTAGGGCTAGAACTAGGACTTGAGCTAACACTGGGACTTGAACTTATAGAAGTACTTGGGCTTGATGATGGACTTGAGCTGGCAGAAGCACTTGGGCTAATGCTTATAGAAGTACTTGGTGAAGAACTAGGACTAGTGCTTGGTGAAGAACTAGGACTTGAACTTGGTGAAGTACTAGGACTTTCTGATGAACTAGGGCTAGGACTTTTTGAAGAACTAGGGCTTGAACTCGGGCTAGAGCTTATAGAAGTACTAGGGCTTGCTGATGGACTTGAACTAGGTGAAGTACTTGGGCTATTTGATGCAGAAGTACTTGGACTCGTTGATGGACTAGAACTAGGGCTTGAGCTAGGGCTTGAACTTGCAGAAGTGCTAGGACTTGATGATGGACTCGAACTAGCAGATGTAGTCGGGCTTGAACTAGGGCTAGTACTAGGACTTTCTGATGAACTCGGGCTTGAACTAGGTGAAGTGCTTGGACTCGAACTAGGACTACCACTTGTTGACATTGAAGGACTTAATGATTCACTTGCACTAGGACTTTCACTAAGACTTGAACTCGGTGAAGTACTTGGACTTTCTGATACAGATGAACTAGGGCTTGAACTTGGGCTAGGACTAGAGCTAACAGAAGTGCTAGGACTTGATGATGGACTTGAGCTAACAGAAGAGCTAGGACTAGGGCTCGAACTAGGGCTAGGACTGCTTGATGGTGAGCTGCTTGGAGAATTAGCTATAAATTCATCCGCTCCGGCATTCCATGTGACTCTTGTTTCTTCATCTATGTCGTCAGAAAAACTGATTGATCCTGCACTTAAATTAACTCCTGCATTCTCACTCTGACTTAAATGATAGTCTGTTCCACTTATAAAATGAAAAGTTTGGTTATACCCCCCATGACTTCCACACGTAGTATCATTGGTATTTTCAGAAATAAAATTATAATCATTTCTTACATCATCATCTGTAAACGATCCATAAAAAGCATCTACTGCACTTATCTTATTGTTTTTACAATATTCTGTACCAGATGCATAACGCATACCTGTAGCACAATTATAAAAAGTATTATTTTCAATATAAAAGGTGCAATTAGTTTCTCCAATATGAATACCAGCATATAATGAATCGGGACAATCTTGAATTATATTATTCCAAATTTTACATATACCATCATTAGATGCTCCAGGCCCAGCTAAATTTATAGCCGGTTTATTAGAAGCAGATATACTATTTCCTTTAATAATAGAATGAGATAAATGAAATTCTCCGGCACCAGTAGCCGTATTATAAACTGCATTATTATTAGTTGAAAATACTTGTAATCCCTCTAATCTAACATATTCTTCAGAAACACCTATACTTATAGATGTCCCGGATTCTATTCTAAACCTTTCAACATCCCAATAACCATGGTGCCTTGCCCCCGCAAGTGTTTTGATATATATATATCGTGTAGCGTCCGTAGTCCATCCGCTTATAATTAAAGCTCCATTTGCAGCAACAGTATTCCAATTATAATTACTATCCCCTGCTATTATTTCGCATACTTCTATTTCATCAGCACTAACTAAATCTCTTTGTCTAGCAGTTTCCCATGCAGACAATGATGTATATGCTCTAGCACCATAACGAGCAGTTTCAGCACTTGATAAAGTATACCCGGTAGGGTAGACACAACTATATACCTCTGTTGAACTAGAACTAGAACTAGGACTAGAACTTATAGAAGTACTAGGGCTTGAACTAGGTGAAGTACTTGGTGAAGTGCTAGGACTCGAACTTGCAGAAGTGCTAGGGCTTGTTGATGGACTTGAACTAGGTGAAGTACTAGGACTTGAACTAGGACTAGTGCTAGGTGAAGTGCTCGGGCTTGAACTAGGCGAAGTGCTTGAGCTTGAACTTGGACTAGAACTTGGTGAAGTACTCGGGCTTGAACTAGGTGAAGTACTCGGACTTTCTGATGAACTCGGGCTTGAACTAGGGCTAGTGCTAGGGCTTTCTGATGAACTTGGGCTCGAACTTGGTGAAGTACTAGGACTCGAGCTAGGGCTACTTGATGGAGAACTACTTGGAGAATTTGATGCACTGGATGCTACTTCCCATAACATATAAAAAGCAATCATGCCCGCGGTTTGTGCTATTGCACCACCACCGAAAGGATCAGGTAAAGTTGTTTGACCTGTTCTATCGTCAAACCCTGGGCCACCAGATGAAGTATAGTTATTATTGGTTGCTGTAGCAGTGTCATCAAGCTGGACACCTCCCCAGTAAACAGTTTCAGGATTAATAGCCCAATCTACAGTTACAACTTTCCATCCTGCATCAGTGCCTTTTGCATTTGTGTTATCTACATAAAGTCGTGTTCCTGCCTCGCCTGGGACTACTGCACCATCAGCAGCATAAAGAGCAACTTCAAAATTCGCTTCTTCTGTAGCATTATCACACCACCATCCAACTTCTGTTATTTTAACAGCAGTAGCTGGACTTGTATCTTTCTGTACAAGAGCATGAGCATCCATTCCAGCTGCGGCTGCACCTGACGGATCAGCTGTTGGAGCTACAGTTACGAACCCACAATTAGTTCCTAAAACGAGTGCCATTTAATTACCATCCCATCCTGCTAATCTTGCAAGCATCCACCAAAGAGCCTTGCCGAGTCTTAAACATCCCGCCTCGCCAATGTGGCAATTCACACCACCTGTCATCGAGAATGTTCCTGTGTTGTCAGTATGTATTCCATAGTAGGTGTGTCCACTCCAAGATAAGGCTGGAGATTTTTCATTTGAATCATTATAATAAAGTATATCAGCCCAGTCGAATAAAGCATATTCAGGATGAGCTAAAACATAATCTCTGATGTATTGTTGTTTGACTTCTCTTTGATATCCAAGTTCAGTATTTCCGTTGTTTTCATCCACAGGCCCAGTAGTAAAAATTGTTTTTGTCAAAGTGTCATATTCTATGTATTGTTCAGTCGCATCTAAATATGTATCCATGCATACACTGTTTCCTGTAATAGCAGAATCCGCCGCATCAAGTCCCCATGCTATATCGCCTTCTGGTCCACTTACCGATGAACCTGCCCATCCACAACCATGTACGCCATCTTTAGAAGCTGTCACTCCATTATGCCAAGTCATATCCCAGCACCACCCTAGCATAAACACGGAAACAGGATTGGATAATGTAGTACGCATATAAGCTAAATGTGCTTTCATCGCCGCAATTCCAGCCGTATTAGTGTACCAATTTTCTTCTCCACCGGATACAGCCCATCCAGTTCCCCATCGGAATGTCCTTACGCCTCTTACGTGGTCTGCAGTATAAGTTTCAGGCGCACCTGTCCATGTTATATTAGAGGCAAATTTAGAATCAACCGCTTCCAGTAAGCTAAGTCCATACATATATGCACAACCATGACTTGCACCAGGAACATTCATTAACATCTTTTTAACTTCTGTTATGTATGCATCTGGTATATTAACATAATCATCAACAATAGTATGATCTGCAATTATCTGATCTCTGAACTCATAAGCTCCCCTCGACCACGTTACTCTTAAATTACCTGAAAAATCATTTTCATAAGTTGAACCAAGATTATATCCTGCGTCAGTATTAGCACTAAGAGTTAAATCTCCATTTGTATAATCAGTAAACGGATCACCTGTTCCAACCTGATCTGATGTTTCTGCACTATGATCACCGGCATGATAATACCAGTTATGAGTGATTATATTTATATTATAAAATGAATTAGTAATATCATTATCGTTATAAACTAAGTTATTTCTAAACTCATTCCCACTTCCAGCCACATCTGAAGAAAATAATCTTGCACCAGCTCCGCTTGCTTGCTGACTGTTTATAAAAGTACAGCTATAAACTGCACAGTCCTGTAAAGTATTGTCACCTAATGAAGCTATAATCCCATCTGTAACATAATATCTTTCAGGATATACTGAATTCTGCCAAAAGATACTATTATCTATAGTTACATTAGAATTTATTCTAGCATCTACACCATGTTGTAAACCAATGATGATTGTTCCAGCACCACCAGTATTTTTAAACATACATTGAGTAAATCTGATATTTAATTCCTGTGGTGTAACTGTATCTCCATGATAAATTTGTATTGCAATTGCTTCAGCATGAACTTCAGTATTATTCCACATATCATAAAAATAACATCTTGTAAATGTTGCGTTGCGTGTATCTCTCGCTGCTAATACTGATCTTGTTGCATTATGAAATGCACAATCCTCAAATGTAAAATATTCTGCCCATTGTGATACATCTGAATAAATATATAAACAATCCGCATTGCCGCCGTTTTCAAGATCGACTCCGGCATGTTCAAACTCGCAATGCTTTATAACATAATTTGTAGTTATATTTGGAGTGTATCCATTAAATTGAATGGATTTTAAAGTTACATCAGTTTGATGAACATAGAAACCATGCCCAGAATATCCACTACCTTCCTGTCCATCTATATCATAATAAGATCTTGTAAAATACCATCTTCCAGTGAAAGAAGCCTGGCCATCACCATATGAATCATTCCATCCTGTTTCTGTTCCATGATTAGCAATTGTAGCTTTTTTAATATAAATATAATTTGCTCCGCTGACTGCATCATCAAAAGTATATGACGCATAAGTCCCATCCCCTATATAATATGTATCCCCTCTTACAAGTGTTGCTGGTAATGCATCTAAGGCATTATTCCAAGCTGTGCCATCTCCTGTACCTCCATCTAGGATATAATGATTGGTGCCTGCCGGAACTGCAATCAGTGTACTTAAATATCCGCTATTTTGATTCCCGTCTGTGTTGTGAACAATTAAATAAACTGTTCCTAAACTTAATGCTCCCTGCTCAATAGTAATTGATATTTGAGTACTATTATGAGATACTACAGTCTGACTCACAGAAGTCCCGCTTCCATCTGCTGCTGTGTTTAATTCAACTGTAGCACCGCTTAATTTAAAGCCTGAACCATAAACAGTTATAGATTGCCCATCATAAAAAGTAGTATCGCTAAGACTCGTAATTACAGGAGTTTGTAAAGAATCATATATAATATCATCTAATTTATATTTATAAAATAAATCTTTATCTTGTATTCTAGGTAATTCAGGATAGGGGCCGCTACCGGTTATTTCATCTAACACAACATCACCATTAGCAATAACTGAATCAGCGTGATCGGCAGTTTCCCACGAGAAAGGGATAGAAAGACCATCATTAGAATCATTTCCACTTGATATATTTAAATAATATACAATTCCTGTAACATTTATTGTTTTATTAGGATTTTTCCATTTAACTATGTTATGTATCATTTTTTAATATGCCCTCGAATTTTCCCCAATAGGGGATAGAATAACATCTACTTTTACCTCTACGTGGCCCTGTAAAATTATTAAAATGCCGGATATCTATATTTGGATTTTTAGTTTTAAAAAATTCAGATTTAAACTTTTTTAAATGTTTATCCAAAAATGGTCTTAAATACTCCTTTGATCCGGAAGTAGCAATCATAGCCCCTTTAACAATATCTGAAACAAAAGCTCCGGGTTCTCCTAACCTTCGCATTTGTTTTATACCACTATCAATAAGATATAATCTTTCTTCAATACTTTCAATCAATAATTTTCTGCTACAAATTAATTGTGATAAAGCTTTCAGATGACTCATTTTACTATACATATTATTATACTGAGGATGATTACCCTCATATTGTACAAACCACCTATTTTCATTATAATAAAAGGTATCATCTCGCGGGGGGGTAAATTTAAAATGTTCGGGGATATAAAAAACATCATGTTCCGCGATAGCAGCATATTTTGTATTACAGGCTTTTAATCCAATTAATTGTTGTTTATAAATATTCAGCCACGAACTTCCTATCTCTCCAACGCAAATATTTGTGCCTAAATTTACTGGCTTTTGAGATACTGAAATAATAGGAATATCGCTAGCTGCCTTTAATAAAAATTCTTGAGCTTTTTTAAAAATAATAGGATTTAATATATTATTAGTTAAATAAATTATAGTGGTTCTATTCATATGAATATGGTTCCATAATAAAACAATAATTTGCTTCTAAAGCTTTCTCTCTCATCTTTTGTAAAGAAATACGCTTTCCGGATAAAAACTTTTCTTCAAGTTCTAAAGGTGAAATATGCAAATTTTTAAATTTATATTTTGTTTGGATTTGATTCGCCAGGTTATTACAAAATTTTGCTGTATCGCAGCAACTCATATAAGGTCTTTCCGGTGGATGTTGTCTTAATATAATTTCAAGTTCATTTGGATTATTAAAATTGGAATTTTTTATAATAGGTAATATATCTTTTCTACGAAAAATAGTAGAAGTTACCGACATGGGATAGCCCCAACTATGATGATGATTTTTCCATCTCCATATATTCCCCGGAAAAAACGAAGGGACTTCTTTAAAGTTAATTGCTAATCTTAAACTAAGACATAATATAAGCCTATTGTTTTTAAATTGTTCAAACTCTTTACAATTTATGTCAAAGGGTTCGACAACAAAGTCATCATCTACTAGGAATAAAATATATTCGCTATTTAACAATTTAATAAGTTGTTCCTTAAAATTTATCTCCTTGACAAAATCAAATTCAGAATACATCTTTATTAGTTTTTTATATCCTGCTTCGAATTCCGGGTCATAAGTATAAAGAATAGTAGTCGGTAGAGTTAATCCTTGAAGTAAGAGATTGAGCTGCATGGCGCGGTTACGACTGAATATAATAGTGTTCATAAGATCTGATTTTTAACCTGTAAATCATGGAGTAAATGACCCTTCGAAACATCCCAGAATCTAACATCGTTGCCATTAAAATATACTTTGTTATCATAACTTTGATACGCATAAGTAATGGTTTTTACAATATGACGAGCAAGTGCCCAGAGAGAATTATCAGATATTCCTATTAAAGGAAACAATTCCTCCGTTATAAAAATAGCATTCCAATCGGTAACGGATATTAATTCGTATCTTTTATCCTTGCCACATTCTACTAAAGTTATTAAAGAACATCCGAAGGGTATCTCTGAATCAGCATCTTGTATCATAGGTGCCCAGAAAGGGATAGTCGGATTAAATTCTATCATTACTACTTTAGGTCTATACTTTTGCATATGAAACCAAACCCAGTAATCATAACCATCTATATCTATTACACATAAATCAGGGTCTAAGGGGCAAGGTGTATCGGAAAGGATATAATCCATGCCATCATCAATTCCAGCCCCTACAGTGGCATTTAAACAAGTTATCTGGGGTAAATCTCCATATCTTTTAACAAGTTTATTGAATTTATTTGTATCCGCTTCTATTTGAACACTTTCCCATCCACTTTCGTTGATTAACCGCCATGTGTTCGAGAGGTATTTACCGGTACCTGCTCCACATTCAATACAATATTTATTACCATCGATTTTATTAAATATGGCGGCTAATACACCATCTTCACCGCGCTGACTGGTAATATTCCAACGATGATTTTGTAGCCAATTATTATCCTGCATTATTTTTGCACCATTATTTGGAAGTTCGGATAAACGTCATGTATTATGTAATCACGTTTTGTCCAAACATATTTAAAACCTATTCGTTCAAGGATGTCTTTTAAATATTCTGAACAATAGCCCCATAGATGGCTACGTCCGGGCGCGGCATGGTCACAGTACAGTAAACGAAGCGCCCATTCGATTTCTTCGTTTGTTTCCGCATTTGTAAGTATTTCAGCTTGTTTCTGCCGGTCATCTACATCAATTATTAGGGTACCGCCCGGCTTTAATACTCTTTTCCAATCTTTTGCAGCTTCAATAAATTCTTCTTTTTTTATATGGTCAATAAAATTGACCGTAAGGATTTGATCTACCGAGTTATCCTCGTAAGCTAATTTTCGGACATCCATGATGATGTCGGTCACATTATTATTTTTGTTAGCGCGGAAAGGGAATTTATAGTATTTGTCTATGGTGGTTTTGTTGTGTTCGGCCAGTTCTGGATATTCAGAAGCTAGTTTGCCGGTAATGTCGATGTTGGTCCATCCATCGAGGTAGACGGTACCATTAGCAAGGTGGAGTTTAAACATTATGTTAGCCGCCTTATCCAATCTTTAGCATAACCCAACCCTTCAACATAATCAGCCTGTATCGGACTCATTATCTTTTTTCCCGTTATCCCCCGGGTGTGGCTGAGGCATAAAGTGGGCTTCTCTGTTTTAAAAGTGGTAAAGCCGCAGGGGGTGATGCCAAGGTGACATTCTAATCTCCCTGGTTCACCGCAGATAGCGTCCGGAATATTGGGTAGGGCAAACCTCTCCTCAAGGTTTTTAATGAGCATTTCACGCGGACAAATGCATTGTGAGAGCACGGGGCGGTCACGGTACGAGAACATCTTCTCAGTCATGTGCAACGTCCAACGATTTATATTATAGGCGAAGCTATTACTTCTGTGTTTGAAATGTTCTTCGTTGTAAAAGATATCGTCTTCGGTTAAAGCAACGTATTCGGTAGTGGCATTTTTGGCACCTATTAATACTTGCTTGTATATACTTTGTAGAGATCTTTCCAGTTGGACTACAATGTTTTTGCCGAGATCCATAGGTTTGTGTGTAACCGAGATTATGGGATAGTTAAAAGAAAGGAGTTCATCAGTGACCTCTTTCATGATCTTGGGCCATATTATATTCGCAGAGTAAAAAAGCAAAGTTAAGTCGTTAGTCATTATTTATGCCTTTGTCTTTGTTGGAAATTGTATCATGTTGCCGGGTTCGGGAATATGGTCGTTGTTAGTTATAACTTCTTTTGCTATTTTATAATATATTTAGAAACCTGTATCATTAATAGCCCTATTTAAAGCCCATAATATAATACGTACATTCCCTTTTATATAACCTTTAGAATTATTAATTCTATCAAGAGAAGGTCTAAATGGATGCGGTTTACTAAACACTTCTGATTCAAATAATATATTCGATAATTCACATCTACCATCACATTTATCCCAAAGTATTTTTAAATATTCTAAATCTAAATCAAATTTTAGATTATTTTTTTTAGCTCTTCCTTTTGCATTCCCTAACATTGAATCCAATAAATTTTTTCTATACCTTTTTTTAGCTTTTATACGAATAATTATTCTATTATTTTGTTTATAATTATCATCATATATTTGTTCACA